TATGGGGAGTCTGAGAGTCTGCCCTAAGATGGCTCTTGGCGCATTGGGGTAATTGGTATGGGGGGATTGTTCGCAGTCTGTATCTGTCTGAGAAGCCAAGCGAGTCCTGTGTTATATATATATATGAAAGGCAATCTCGGTAGTCTGAATAGCTAAAAGGCTGAAAGTTTTGACGTAACTCGCTGAAAATCAAGGGGGTAGGGTCTCGGTAATCGTTTCGGGAATCTGACGCTGACGTGCACATATATATAGAATCCCAACATTCTGTATTTCTGAAAAAAATTATAAGCCCCCCTGGTAATCAAGGGTATACTGTTATGACTTAAAGTAAAGCTTTAAGGTTGACAATGTCATAAAAAAGCTGTAACTTTGCCCAGAAGCTCAGGCTTGAAACTTGGTTGGGTGGGTGTTGATACCCCCACTTAACATAACTGAAAATCTACAGCCTTCAAGATGCGTGGATTTTCCCTGACATAATCAAAGCAAGTGCAAAAGAGCTGTATGAGGGGCATACTCTATCTCCTTACTTCACCCACTTAAAGTATTACTTTAACTCAGAAGGTCTTAACAATCTGTCTCCTGTTATTTATTATCTTTGTCTCTGTATTACACTATTACTTAGGCAATTATGAAACTATCTAAGAATCTTTCTTTATCTGAGGTAACGAAGTCAAACACTGCGAAGCGCAGGGGGATTTCAAATGAGCCTAGTATAGAGCACCTTGAGAACCTTAAGGCTGTAGCTGAGAATATATTTCAGCCAATACGCGAGGAGTTTATGTGTCCCATCTTTATAAGTTCTGGTTACCGCTCTGAGGCACTCAATGAGGCTATCGGTGGTAGTAAAACATCACAACATAGTAAGGGAGAGGCTTTAGACTTAGATGCAGATGTATATGGTGTAATAACCAACGCTGATATATTTCACTTCGCGTTAGATAGACTAGACTTTGACCAGCTAATCTGGGAGTTCGGTACGGATGAGAATCCAGACTGGGTACATATCTCTTACAAGAAAGATTCTAGAAACAGACACCAGGTACTAAAGGCTGTTCGTAAGAATGGTAAGACATCATACATAGCTATTTAATGAAGGCTAAAAAGAAAAGTACATCTAAGTACTACAAGGAAAACCCAGAGGCTGCTGAAAAGCGGAGACGATGGCAACGTAAAGAGAATAAGAAAAAGAAAAAGAAACGCTACAGAGCGTTCTTAAATAAAATGAGGCGTAAAGCTGGTAGGTATGGTAATGGCGATGGAAAGGATTATGACCATACAGAGAAGAAATTCATGAGTGCTAAAAGAAACAGAAGTAAAAAATAGTTATGAAAGCAAAGAAAAAGATGGCTACCTACGGAATGGGTGGCAAGATTAAGGAGTACATGAAGGGTGGTAAACTCGGAAAGAAGAAAGCTCTAGACTTTAACAAGGACGGAAAGATTACTAAGGCTGATTTTATCATGATGGCTAAGGCCAAAGCTAAGAAAAAGGCCAAGAAGTAATGAAAGCGTCAAGAAAGAAAATAAAGGTAGATGCACCTAAAGGTTATCACTGGATGACTGAGAAGGGCCGCCACTATCTTATGAAGCATAAGGGAGAGTTTGTTCCTCACAAGGGGGCAAGCCTAACAGCTTCATTTAGCGTCAAGGCTAAACACGGTTAAACGGGTACTGAGATAGGCTCATCACCCTCTAGCTTACGGTAGTACTTCTGAACTAGGAGTCTACCCCTCTGCGTAAGTGCGTAGCGAACTCTGTATCGCATCTTACCCTCATCAAACATAGCGTCCTCATAAGTATTAGGGGACAGCTTATCGTAATACTTATATATGTATCCTAAAGTCTGTAGGGGGTATATAAGTCTCCTTGCTAGCTTTAGCTTGCTGTAGAAGTATGAATTAGATACGTGGTCTATAGTAAAGAACTCGTAGTCGTACACAAAGATTAAAAAATTAATCATAGACTCGGTAACATCCGTTGATACTATCATATCTCTAATTACCAGCTTGTGATACTTATTGTATGAACGACCTAAGTCCTCCTGCTTACGCATTTTAAACTCACGGAACATACCCTTCCTTGTTCGCTTCTTCATTTTTATTAAATTTGCAGTACAACACAAATATACTCAAATGGGAAGCCTTTCAGGAAATCAGATAAAAAATACGTATTCTTCATTACTCAAATTGGAGACCAACGGTGCGTCATCATCATTAAAGACTGTTGAAGATGGAGCGGGGGTGGATACAGCCTTAGCTATCTCTACAAATAAAGTACAGGTAGAGGCGCTGAAGTTTAACACTACGCCAGCTACAGACAATACGGAGGCTACCGCAATACTTGTTAACGCTACAGACGATGTAGTAAAGCGTGAGCTAGGTACTAATGCATTCAACAGTGATGCTATACTAAGACCTACATACATCTTGCGTCAAAATACCTCTCAGACTTTAGCAGGCAGCTTCCAGCCGATGGACTTCGCTACTGTTTCAAATACATCGCCTACAGGTTCATACAGAATAGGAGATGTTGTAACTAACTTTACATTATCCGTTAATGAGCTTACAGTTCTTACAGCGGGTGTTTATAGAATTGACGTTTCACTTCAGTTTGAAAATGCTTCTAACGCAGATATTGAAACTCAGATAAGAGTTAACAGCACTGCTATCGCAACTGCGAAGCGTTCTAAAGGCGGCACCATTACAGACTCTATGACTTCTTTTTACTATACTAAGTATTTATCGTCTAATGATATCATTGATATTGTTAACTTAGTGTCATCAGGCGGAGCAGAATTAGCTGCTGGCTCTGCGGTAGAAATAGTAAAATTAACATAATGACTGAAAGACAGAAGGACTGCATACTAGAAATACAAGAGCTTGTTGTAGCTATAAATAATGTTGTCAAGAAGTTTGAACTTGAGGATGAGTTTCTAGCTGCTATAGCCGTAGGCTTTGTAGACCTAGACACAACATACACAGATGAAGACGGAGACAGCAGAGCTAATATGAGCCTTCTATCTACATTCTCTGTAGCAGACGAAAATGAGCTTGACGACTTGCTTTCTTACACTGTAGAGGCCTACAGGATAGAGCAGGAAGAAGATGCTCCAGATACGTCAAGTATAGATTATTGGATTAACTTATCAAAAGGTGACGGTGGTGTAAACTAAACGCTGTTTTCTTTATATAATTAAATTAAAATGATTAGAAAAATAGTAATAGGGCGAGACCCTAAAGACGCTATGGCATACTATGTCGGTATGCGAGCAGGCGCAGGTAAAGTAACTGCGATTCTATTAGATGAAGCTCATCTACATAAGTTCAGTAAAAAAAGATACCTGGTATACACAGAGAACGAAGAAGGCACTATGCTATGGAAGTCTATAGATGATATGCCCTGTATATTAGAGTATGACTTAAAGTTTGAATAAATGAAAGCTTTAAATCATTTTATCGTACACATACCTAGTAAGTTTAAAAACGAAATAAGCTTTAACGGAGGTAGCCTTGAGATTATAAACAAGTTCAATGAGTTTGAGCATAGAGTAAACTCTGGCAAAATAATAAACGTTCCTAAAGGTGTTAATAAAAAACACGTAGGTTCAACAATGTACTTCCACCACCACGTAGTAATAGAACAGCGTTATGATATCGGAGACGACCTCTATCTCGTACAATACGACTCTAATGGAGGATATGGGAATCACGCCATCGGAATTGAAAGTAAAGATGGTAATCTTACTATGCTTGGTGATTGGTGCTTCGTGCTACCCCCAGATGAGGAAGAAGAGGAAACAAGTCCTTCTGGTATTATTCTTAACATCAAAGAAGAACCAGAACTGGAGGGAGTACTACTCGCTATACCCGAAGATTCAGAATGGATTGGAGCAAAGCCTAAAGATTTGGTGGGTTACACAAAAAATTCGGAATACGAAATGGAAATGCTCAACGGAGATAAAGTATACCGTATGAGGGCAACAGAGCTAGTGTATGTCAAAGAAGCGTAAATTTACTACAGTAGAAGCATCAACTAGATTGCTATCCTCTATGGAGGTTGCGATTAACAATATGATTGATGAAATTAGAAAACCTGTGGATGGCGAGCTTTCTGGCTCTCAGCGCAAGGCAGAGTTACAGAGTATTAAACAGACAGCGACAGATGCAAAAGAACTCCTCATTGAATACCAAAGACTTGAGCAAATGGTCAGAGAACTCAAGGAAACAGGAGGCATTGAGCAAGAGCAAGACTACTCAGGTGGATTCGCAGAAAAGTTCTCTAAGTAATCAGATATTCTGTTACTGGGATTATTAATTAAATGAAATGGCTGGACTCAAACAAATTGAAGAATACGATAACTATGTTGTCAATATATGTCCCAACGATACAGAGGGTGAGGTTATCACCATCGGTGGGCTTGATATTCAGCTTCCCAAAGTACCCAGTAAAAAAGAAATACTCTTTAATGAAAGGAAGCCTGCTATGCAAATGTGGGAAAGACTTCCTGTGCCAGCAGAACTGCAGAGGATTCGCTCTATGGATGAGTGGTACGAAATGCCCTCGGACTTTAAGAAACGCTTCAATTCGTATATTGAAAAGGAGTTTGAGCGCAGACGTAACGGCCTTTGGTTTTACAATAACGGTGTGCCTGTCTACATTACAGGGAGACACTATATGATGCTCCAATGGAGCAAGATGGATATTGGCTACGCCTCCTACCTAGAGTTTCAGAGAAGACTGTTTATACACTTCGCCGCCTGTGAGTCAGACTCACGGTCTGTAGGTCAGATGTATACAAAGTGTAGACGTTCAGGATATACTAATATGTCTGCTGCTATACTGGTTGATGAAGGCACTCAAGTGAAGGACAAGCTATTAGGTATACAGTCTAAGACAGGTAAGGACGCACAGGAAAATATCTTTATGAAGAAGGTAGTCCCTATGTTTAAGAGCTATCCGTTCTTCTTTAAGCCTATACAAGATGGTACTACAAACCCCCGTATGGAGCTAGCCTTCCGAGAACCATCTAAGCGCATCACCAAGAACAATAAAACATCTAACAAGGGTGAGGCTCTCAATACTATTATAAACTGGAAGAACACAACTAATAACGCATATGATGGAGAAAAACTCCACCTTATGTATTTAGATGAAGCAGGTAAGTGGGAGAGACCAACAGATATAAGAGAGGCTTGGCGTATAGAGCGTACCTGTCTTATAGTAGGTCGTAAGATTATAGGCAAGGCGCTTGTAGGCTCAACTGTAAACCCTATGGATAAAGGTGGTCAGCAGTACAAAGAGATATGGCGTGACTCAGACCCAGAAGACAGAAATGCAAATGGAAGAACAAAGACAGGACTTTATAGATTATTTATACCCGCGTATGAGGCGCTGGAAGGGTTCTTTGACAAACACGGAAACCCAATTGTTGAAGGCCCTGAGAAACCTGTTCAGACTATTGATGGAGACTATGTTGACATCGGTGCGAAGACTTATCTCAAGAATGAAAGAGACGCTCTAAAGGGTGACGCACGTGAGCTTAACGAATTTATACGTCAGTTCCCATTTACTATTGACGAAGCAATGCGAGATAGTATTGAGGGTTCTACATTTAACATAGGTCGTATATACGAACAAGCAGAATACAATCAAGAGCTGTATCCTAACCCCGTGGTTCGTGGTAACTTTAGTTGGAAGGATGGAGTTGTTGATAAAGAGGTAATGTTCAGCCCTAACCCACAAGGTAGATGGAGACTGTCTTGGATGCCTAAGTCTGAGATGCAGAACAAACACGTAATTAAACACGGAAAAAAATATCCCGCTAATGACCATATAGGTGTTGGCGGTGTGGATAGCTATGACCTGGATTCAACGACAGATAACAGAGGCTCTAAGGGAGCTTGTCATCTTTACAACAAGTTCAGTATGGCAGCGCCAGCTAATATGTTTGTTGCCGAGTACGCCTCTCGTCCTCCTCTTGCTAGAATATTTTACGAGGACATTCTTATGGCTGCTGTGTTCTACGGCTACCCTCTTCTTATAGAAAACAACAAGTACGGTATCGTAAGACACTTTGAATCAAGGGGTTACGAGGAGTACGTTATGAAAAGACCTGAGCATCTTAAGTCTCCTAATGCTGCTTCAAATACAAAGACTCGTGGAATACCCTCTAACTCTGTAGATGTTATCCAGGCTCACGCACAGGCAATAGAAGCGTATGTTGAGGAGCACGTGGGTATAAATGCTCAGACAGGAGAGATGGGGAAGATGTATTTTGACAGAACTTTAGACGATTGGATAGGATACAAGATAGATAACCGTACTAAGTATGACCTTACCATTAGTTCAGGTCTAGCACTTTTAGGTGCTCAGAAAACAAAGACTAAAAAGAAAGAGTCTAACTTTAATGACAAAACATTCTTTAGGAGATACAACACTGAGATAAGGCGTTAATAGACAGTCTTTTAATTTTGTATCTTTGCGAAGAAGTATTCTGCGAAACGCTATATGTACAATAAAGACAACGACAAAAGCAAATATGGGAATTTCCCAGACCCGTTTGCACACTATTCTAAAAAAGTATCAAAATCCTATGGCATTAAATATGCTAAGGCTATTGAAAAACAGTGGGGAAGCTCAGACGATGAGCGAAGTCTTTTTCGCAGAAGACTAAAAGATTTTGAAACCAATCGTGATTACGCGAATGGTACTCAAGACACATCTATATACAAACAGATTCTAAACTCTCTTGACCCAAACAACGGGGACGGTACGTTGCTAAACCTTGATTGGTCTCCAGTGCCTATCGTTCCCAAGTTTGTTAAGATTGTAGTAAACAATATACTATCCCGCAAGCCCTACCCTAATGTAAAAGCTGTAGACCCTTTATCTCAGTCTGAAAAAGATGAAAAAAGAGCTAAGAAGCTTTTTGAAGTTGAAAACAAGGAGCTTATCCAACA